CCCTCCTGATACTGACCGAAGATAGCGTAAGTTTTTTGGATTACCCCGGACATACGAAAGGATGCGACATTGAGCAAACAGATAGACGGACATAGGCCGGGGCGGTACGAACTGGTGCCGGTCGGCGAACTGATACCATACGCGAACAACGCCAGGACGCACTCAGACGGGCAGATTGCGAAGCTGCAGGCCAGCATCAGGGAGTTTGGATTTGTCAACCCGGTTCTGATTGACGGCAGCAAGAACATCATCGCCGGTCACGGGCGCGTGGAGGCGGCAAAGCGCGAGGGCATCGACGAGGTGCCGTGCGTGTTCGTGGAACATCTGACCGACACCCAGCGCAAGGCGTATATCCTGGCTGACAACAGACTGGCCGAGGATGCCGGGTGGGACATGGACATTTTGAAACTGGAACTTGATGCGCTGGCTGAGTTGGATTTTGACATGGCTGAATTTGGGTTTGACACGGAATTTCCACAAGATGAAACACCGGAAGCAATAGAGCTTAAAGGTGGCGATCGGGCCATAGATGCCAAGCAATACCGCTGCCCCAAGTGCGGATTTGTATTCGAGGTCGCTCAATGAAGATTTGCGCTTATGTGCAGGATAGTTACGCAAAAGCAAACTATAAAAACGAATGTATGGAGACGAGGAAGTTTGCGGGCCTGCGCGTTATCATCGACTGCTTAGAGCGCAATGGGCACACGGTTGAGTATGCCGGAAGCGCAACAGTGCATACTTATGACGTTGTGCTTGTAAGCCTCACATCAGACTGTGATTGGTGGACGTTCGTCAATGAACGCAGCGGGTGGCGGCCTGGCAATTACAAAGTTATCATTGGCGGAGCTGGCGTGTTGCACGTTGCCCCATTTTTGAGATGGGGTGACTACTTTGTAATCGGGCGCGGAGAAAACATAATCGTTCCTCTTATTGAGGCAATTAAAGCCGGAGATGATTATGGACACGAAAGCGTCATAGCGTCAAAGACGTTTTCGCCCGACAAGATATATCGCGTTGCTCAGTCGAATTGCACATACCCGCATAAGATAGATATGGGCGGAGGCAAGGTCTATCAAGAGGGTGCTATGGGGTGTAACCATAAGTGCCTGTTTTGTGGATATACTTGGCACCGCAAATTTTTGAGTGACATAAGCGACACTTACAAAATGAGCGATAGCTTATTTGGTGGGATAGAAGGCAAAGAATTGGCTATGCTTGATCTCAAAGAAGGTCAAATAATAGATTTTGCTCACCTGCGGACAACGGCAATTGATGGTATGAGCGAGCGATTGAGATACATGGTCAATAAACGCATCTCAAGAGACACTCTATTATGGTTCATTAAACAAATGCTTGGATATAGCGGACAGTCACATCAAATCAAACTGTATAATATCATCGGATACCCCACAGAAACGCTTGATGACTGGATGGAATTCCTTGACACCATTAAACAGGCCGACGCGGAATCACCCGCAAGAGCAAAACAATGGTCCATTGTGCTTCATTCAACACCGTTCAGACCGATGCCAGCTACCCCAATGGCGTGTAAGCCCATGAGCAAGCGCAACTATCGCGGAGAGGTTGGTCGGATACTCGGCAAAGGGCTTAAGGGTAATCTGATATATCAAGGCAAGTCGGTGTGGTCTGTTGAGAGCATGGGCACAGAGAGCCTATCAACCGTCATGTTGTCAGCAATCGCGCACAGAGGATCGGTTGACGATAGTGAGAACATACTCAAACTGTGCAATACCAAAAAGTTTTGGTCTGCAAGTTCAGCTATTAAGGAAGCCACGCTTTCCAAGTATTTTGATATGGATGCGCTATTTGGTGAATATACAACCCAAACATTACCCAATAGATACCTAAGGACATATTTACCCGTAGAGGGGGCGTGGAGCAATGGCTAAATACAACACCTTCCTGGTGTGCGATTGTGCCAAGCGCACGGTCCTGCTGGCGACATCCTCTGCCCGCAAAGCTAATACAGCGCTCCGGAAAGGTCGCCGTGTGGAGGTCTGGAACGAGAACGAGCGCACAGCGATTGTCTACTCGCATCAGGCGCACAAGATGAAACCATACATTGAGGTTGAGCGAGAGTACATCAGGACAAAGCAGATGAGCGCAGAGGTCAGGAACGCAAAGCGCGGCATCATGCGAATGTGAGGAAGATATGAGCGACCCAAGCAAATCACTCGGCCTACGCGAACAGGCTGAGGAAATCCTAAAGATAGCGGCCCAGCACGGCGTGGAGCAGAACTTCTTTTTCATTACCACGTTCAAGCGGTATCAGGTGCAGATCAACATCCTGACCGACCTTGAAAAGACCATCCGATCCGAAGGCACGCTGGTCACCAAGGAGTACATCAAAGGCCGCGGCAATGTGTACACGCACCCGGCCATCGCAGAATACAACCGGACCAGCACAGCCGCGAACCAAACTGTCACCACGCTGATGAAGATTATCACGACACTCCGGGACGAACAGGACGCTGGCGCTGACGAGTTGATGAACTTTTTACGGGGCGGCAAGAATGCAGACTGAGAGCGTGAGGCGGTGTGAATTATGTCAAGGCGTACTTAAAGGCCATCCAGGACGGGGATGAGGTGGTTAGCCGGAAGGTGCGGGCTGTTTATGAGCGCGAGTGTGCGTGGATGGACAACCCGCCTTTTGAATGGACGTTCAACGAAAAAACCGGGATGCACCCGATACGGTTTATTGAAACGTTCTGTAGGCACTCAAAGGGAAAATGGTCAGGAAAGAAAGTTGTGCTGGAGTTGTTCCAACGGGCGAAAATCCAACTGGCCTTTGGCTGGGTGGACGCAAACGGCAAGCGCCGGTTCCGCGAGGTTGTGGACATCCGCGGGCGCAAGTGCGGAAAGTCGACCGAGACGGCCGCGGTCGAACTGTACATGCTGATTGCTGACGGCGAGGGTGGCGCTGAGTGCTATGCCGTGGCAAATAAACTGGATCAGGCCAAACTGGTGTTCAACGAGGCTGTGAACATGCGGGCACAATCTGCGGCCATCCGCAGTGTGACAAAGAAGCGCCAGTCGGACATATACTTCCCTGGCGCAATGGCATCACTCAAAGCAATTGCATCAGACACCAAGACGATGGACGGATTGAACGCGCACTTTTTCTCACAGGACGAGATACACGAAGCGCGGGACAGCAAAGTCTATGATGTCATGGTTCAATCACAGGCCGCGAGGGAGCAGCCACTTGCATGGCTCATCTCCACAAACGGGTATGTCCGTGAAGCGTTTTTTGACAATAAATACGATTATGCCTCCAAGGTGGCGCTGTGGGAGGATGGCTTCCATGACTACCGGCTGCTCCCTCTGCTGTATGAGCTGGACAGCCGGGAGGAGTGGACGGACGAAAAGGCCTGGCCCAAGGCGAACCCTGGGCTGGGCAAAATCAAGAGCCTGAACTCCCTGCGGGACAATGTGGAGAAAGCAAAGCGGGACCCCTCCTTCCTCCCCACGGTGCTGACCAAGGACTTCAACATCCCGGAAAACACCGCGGATGCCTGGCTGACTTTTGAAGCGGCTGTCAATGAAGCGGTGGTGCCCATGGAGGAATTGCAAGGGAATTATGCCATTGGCGGCTGTGATCTGTCTGCCACCACGGACCTGACCTGCGCCACCCTGCTGATCCGGAAGCGCGAGGACAGCAATTTTTACGTGTTGCAGCAGTATTTCCTGCCGCAGGCCCGTGTGGATGCCACGGAGCAAACCAGCGCCCGGGAAGCGCCTTACCGGCTATGGGCCGAGCAAGGCTGGCTGACAATTTGCGACGGCGCCACCGTGGATTACCGGGACGTGACCGCGTGGTTTGTGAAGATGGTGCAGGAGCACGAGATCCGGCCGCTGTGGATCTGCTATGACCGAGCGTTGGCCGGCTACTGGGAAAACGATATGAAGGAGCAGGGCTTTGACATGGTGAAGGTGGCGCAGGGGCCCTACACCTGGTCCTACCCCATGAAGCGGCTGGGTGGGCTGTTTGAGGACAAACGCATCGTATACCAGAACAATCCGATGCTCCGCTGGAACCTGCTGAACACCGGCGTAAAAACATTGAACCGGGACGGCATCCAGACCATCCAGCCGGTGAAGACGGGCAGCACCAAACGCATTGATGGCATGGTGAGCCTGCTGAACGCCTTTGTGGGCTACTGCAACAACGAGGAGGATTTCCTCCGCTACTGCCGAATTAAGGAGTGATGAACCGAATGAATTTTAGAGGGGCAATCGCCGCCCTGTTCGGCGGGAAGAAGGACCGGACCGGGACGACCTGGCGCGAGGTGGGGACCTACAACAGCGTCTTCTACCCGTTTGGGGGCAGCGTGTACTCCAACGATGTGGCGAGGGCCTGCGTGCACACGCTGGCAGAGCACACCGCCAAGGCCAACGCCATCGCGAGGCAGGACCCGGCGCTGGAGAAACTGCTCAGGGTGCGCCCAAACATTTACATGAACGGCAAGGATTTCCTGTACAAGTGCCGGACACTGTATGAGGTGAACAACACCTGCTTTGTTTACATCAACCGGGACGAGCGTGGCAAGGCGATTTCGTTTTACCCGGTGCCGAACTGCCCGGCTGAGGCGATTGAGAGCGGCGGGAGATTATACATCAGATTTCAGTTGGCGGGCGGTCAGAAGCTGACATGCGGGTGGGATGACCTGCTTGTGTTGCGAAAGCACTTCAACGAATCTGACATCTTTGGGGATTCCAACCAGGCGATTGCGACATCCCTTGACCTGCTGTCAACGACCGGGCAGGGCATGGCAAACGCCATCAAGAGCACGGCGAACCTGCGCGGCATCCTCAAGAGCACTAAGGCGATGCTGTCTGATGATGATATCAAGCGGCAGAAAGACCGGTTCGTGGCGGACTACCTGAGCCTGGAGAACAGCAGCGGTATCGCGATGCTGGACAGCACGGTCGACTTCAAGGCTGTGGACGTGAAGCCGGAGATAGCGACCTACGAACACATCGGGCAGCTGCGGGAGAACATCTACCGCTACTTTGGCGTGAGCGAGGAAGCGATTCAGGGCAAGCTGTTCGGGGACGCCTGGGAATCGTTCTATGATTCCGCGATTGAGCCCTTCCTGATCGCGCTGGGGCTGGAACTGACGTACAAGGTTTACACGGACCGGCAGCGGGGTTTTGGCAACGAGGTGGTGTTTGAGTCCAGCCGGATGCAGTACATGAGCATGGAGAACAAGCTCAAGCTGGTGCAGATGGTGGACCGCATGGCGCTGACCCCCAACGAATGGAGACAGGTGATGAACCTGCCCGCGGTGCCGTGGGGCGACGAGCCGCTGTATTGGCAGAACCCGAAAATCAACGAAGGGCAGGAAGAGCCTGGCAAGGCCGCGGAGGAAGAACCAAAGAAGGATGATGACGATGGACAAGCAGTTTAGAAGCGTCGCGGAACTGGTGGCCGTCAACGCGGACGAAAAGATGGTCATCGAGGGCAAGGCGGTGTCGTTCGACAGCCCGACCGTGCTTTATGAGATTGATGGCGTGAAGTATTTCGAGCAGGTGGCGCGGACGGCGTTTGATAATTGCGACATGAAGGACGCCTGCCTGAAGTACAACCACGATGACAGCACCCCGATTTTGGCGAGGGTGCGCGGGGGCAGCCTACAGTTGTTCGTCAAAGAGGACGGCTTGTATTTCCGGGCTGAGCTGTTCAACACCAGTTTCGGCCGGGACTGCTATGAGTTAGTGAAGCAGGACGCGCTCCAATGCTCGTTCGCTTTTACTATATCAGACGGCGGCGACGCATACGACAAGCGGACGCGGACGCGGACCATCAAGAGCATTGCAAGGCTCTTTGACTTGGCCATCGTGTCGCTCCCGGCGTATTCGGACACCTACGTCAAACAATCACGCTCGTTCTTTGAGGCGGAGGCTGAAAAAGAGCGCATGGAGATGCGCAGGGCGCTGGAACTGGCCAAGGCGAAATACTTTTACATGGGAGTAAAGATATGAATTTGGATGACATGAACCTCCAGCAAGTGGAGGAAC